GACATATACATTCATCACAAGGAGTACTAGACGGATATGGTGAAGTAACTACTCACATTAATGCTGCATGCTTAGGTGAGGATTACAAATATTCAAATAGGAGAAATTATATTGAATTCAGTTTATAATATATTAGAGGAATGTGCAAGTGATAATGGGAAACTATTTAAAATTAATGTGCTCGAAGAGAACTTAGATAATAGAGTCTTAGAACAAGTTATATTAGCCACATTGGATCCATATACACAGTATCATATTAAAAAGATACCGGCATACATTAAAGATAGTTCTCCATCCATTACATTACAATATGCATTGGATGAATTAAAGAAATTATCATCGAGGGAACTTACTGGCCATGCAGGTAGAGATCATCTATTAGATCTATTAAGACAATTATCTGAAGATGATGGTGAAGTTATTAAACGTGTTATTGGTAAGAATCTTAAATGTGGTGTTAACGTAGGTACTGTAAATAAAGTATATGGTAAGAATTTCATACCAAAGTATCCTTGTATGTTAGCTTCAGCTTATAAATCAGAAAACTTTAAACACATTAACTTTCCTGCGTATGTTCAAACAAAAATGGATGGCATGAGGGCAAATATTATATCTGAAAATGGTAAGGTCTCTGTACGATCAAGAAATGGAAAGTATATAGAACTACATGGTCTTTTTGATGACTATATTGAAGATGGTGTTATTGATGGAGAACTTATTGTCCTTGATAAGGACTACAATATATTAGATAGAAAAACCGGTAACGGTATCCTAAATAAAGCTGTGCAAGGAACCATAACTAAAGAAGATGCAGCCCAAGTTAGAATGGTTGCGTGGGATACAATCGATTTAAGCGACTTTAAGGAAGGTAGGAGTGATATTATATATCATGAAAGGTTAACAACGCTTAAATCGAAGATTCTTAATGATAAAATATCCGTAGTGGAAGAATTTATTGCTATTGATATGGATGAGGTTGAACAATTATTTAAGGAAGCACTTGATCGAGATGAGGAAGGTGTCATTGTAAAGAATGGTGATGCACCTTGGGAAGATAAAAGATCAAAGTTTCAAGTTAAAATGAAAGTTGAAGATGATATGGATCTTATTGTTACTGAGTGGAATGAAGGGGAAGGCAAATACAAAGACCTTATGGGTTCTATAACATGCACCAATAAGGATGGTTCAATAGAAGTGCATGTTGGATCTGGCTTCACTGATGAAGATAGAAAAATGGTGGCATCTGATATTGTTGGTAAAATAGTAACGGTTAAATATAATGAGATAATACAGGATAAGAATAAAAGTACTAAGTCTTTATTCCTTCCTATTTTTGTAGAACTTAGATTAGATAAAACAGAGGCGGATTAATGGGTGTACTTGAAAAAGAAATAGATAATTTAATAGATACGGGTATGGCTCTTGCTGCAGACAATAAGAAATTATTAGAAGAAGTAAAGAACTTAAGAGATAGATGCCTTCATGCTGAAATGGAATTATCAGAAGTTAAAAGTAAATATGATTCATTATGTTCGAAGGTTAAAAAGAATGCTAATGATAAACGTAATGAAGGGGAACGATTCTTAGCTAATTATGCCAAAGATCGTAATGGGCCATGGAATTAGATAAATGTAAATTAGGTAAAGATATCTTTGAGCTTATTGAAAAACAGGCTCAAGTTATTAAAGATCTATATGAAAGAATACTTATTCTTGAAGAAAAAATTAATAAGTGAACTTAACTACAACAAATGCTTTATTAGGTGATGTTGCCTTATTCTGTGCTAAAGAATTAGGTGTTGACCAATATAATGTAAGAGTTATTATTAATGAATGTTGTCTTAAACATGATAATGCTATGGGATGGACATATGATTTAGCATTTGGTAATGAAATAGATATAGAAATAGAAGAAACATTATCTAATGATAAAAAGATATTAACAATGTGTCATGAAATGGTTCATGTTAGACAATCATGTAGAGGGGATGAACATTTTTGTGAAGATGAAGCTAATAAACTAGAAAAGGAGTTATATGAAAAATACAAAACTAATAAGTGAATACTATAAAGAAGATGGAGCCGTAGCTAAAATTTATAGAGTAATTACAGAGATGGATGGTGATCATTCATTCTTTTCTATTACATATAAGGATAAAGATGGTATTCGCTTAGCGACCGAAGACTTTAAGTTTAAGTCATTACAATATGTTGAGGACGCTGCCGAAAATTGGACACTAGGAATTAAGGAGTTATCATATGCCTGATTTTGACTTTGGTTTTACCCTCGTTGATGAGGATGAGTTAGACTCTGTACAGCACCTGAATAAAGTTGTTGAACAAAGTTCTAGTAACTTTGACTCTGCACAAGACAAACTTGATAAGTTATACAATGCAATTGTTCCTTTATTAAATAATTTAAAGTCAAACCCTGAAAAGGAATATATCAAATGGCCAAACCGAATTGAAAAGGTTGAAGCATTTGAAGAACACATACTATCTATATACAAAACATAGGTATCCCTTTGGGGATACAAAAAGGTATCCCTATTTAGTTGCAAAACTCTTTACACTTTTGGCTTAGTTATGTTATAATATACATATACAAAATAAAAAAAGGAGTTACAAAATGAAAAACGAAAATAACATTAAACCAATTATTATAAAAAGCCCTTTAAGAACTAATCTTAAAGAATATAATGATTATGGTGTCGATAATGATACAGGTGACATATGGTCTTTTAAAGGTAAAGAACCTAGAATGCTTACTACAGGTGGTAAAGCATATCCTTCAGTTACGTTAGATGATAAAAAAACTATCCAAGTTCATATTGCAGTATTTTATACATTAAATCCAACTATTAAATTTCCCGCAAGTATTGATGCTGATGAATGGGAAAGAACACCTAAGTCAATACAAAATATAGCAAGACAGGCATTTGAAGTTCATCATATTGACCATGATAATACTAACTTTCATCCATCTAATCTAGAATTGGTTACACGTGAAGAGAATAGAAAACTATCATACATTCATTATCATGGAGATAAATAATGAAAAAACCAAGTCAAGAATTCTTTGATACCTTAGGTGAATATGTTTACACATATTTAGATCCTAACACAGGCAAAATGGTCTATGTTGGTAAAGGTGTTGGTAAACGAGGTATGTCTCATATTAAAACAAAGGGATATGACCTTGATGATCTACATATACTAGGTAAGAACTTAGAACGATTTGAAAATAAACCAAGTTTATTGCTTGAATCTTTTTTAATTAGTAGGTATGACCTACATGATGATGATAATGTGGCAGACAATAAAGTCGCTGGTCACTATAAGGAGTGTTTTGAAATGAGTAAACTAAATTTTCTATTTAATGAGTATGAAGAATCTAAAAGAAATTTCTTTGTTGAATGTAATGAGTTAAGAGATCAACTTGAATCATATGGTAATGTCGCTGTGATTGTTGCTCGTAAATCATCTTTTTATGTTGAATCATCCGATAAGGAACGCAGGGCATTTAAAATATATGTAGACTCTGATGGAGTGTCTGTTTCGATTTGGGGTAAAAATGTAACTGATGATTGGAGAGATGCTTTTTCTAAAAATCTTATTGATAATGGGTATGAACCAATTACAGATAATAAGAAAACTATTTCATGGTCTGTTAAAAACCTTGAAGAAGCTATGGAATTATGGGGTGACTTCACTAAAGGATAGGTATCCCTATGGGATACAAAAAGGTATCCACAAATAGATGAAAAGTAAACGATAAAATGGTTTACTTTTCAACACTTTTATGTTATAATATACATATACAAAATAAAAAAGGAAATAAAATGGGTGCAACTACTGGAATGTCAAGAAGAGAAAAATTACAATATGAAGCAAGAATTAGAAATATGACAAAAACTTCTAAGCTTCCTATTTCTATGGCTGCACATGCTGTAATTGAAGATGAAGACTTAATTAATGAACTATTAAGAAACTCTAAAGATAAAAGAACTATTGAAGAAAGAAAAATTGATAAATTAATGAATAAGTTAAATAACACTAAACCTGCTAAATGGGGTGATGGTGGTGCTTATTCACCTGAAGTGATGTATGGAAGTGATGAGGAAAACGCACAGGATTGGGCCAACTCAGGCTTAATAGACATTGCACACGATACTATGAATAAGGAAAACTATGGCTAAGAAACATATACAACGTAGGCAAAAGGTTGGCATTGCAGGTGCACCTCTTGATAAAGGATGGGATATGTTCAAGATGTATTTCCATTATGATGTTGATGTAAAGGATGCACTTGAAGTAACAAAGAACTTTGTTAAAAAGAATTGGAGTAAGGATGACGCTAAGGCTATTCTGGCCAATCCCAAATATGAATATAGTTATTCCCACATTGCCGCGATATGTTATTGGCATCAATTAGACATGGAGTTTCCAGATAATTATAGTAATGCTATTGATTACCTAACAAAGAAGTTTAACACTCTTATTGCACCAGGTCAAGCACTTATTGATGCTGCTCTGGCTGAAACAAAAGCAAAAGCAACTAAATTTGTTATTACACCTCAAATGAGAATGAAACAAAAGGTTCTTGATACTGTTATGGAAGATCTTTATTTACTTGAAGATAGTTGGTTAGAAGGTGGTAAACCATTAAAGATTAATTTATACAAACAAATGCAAGTTCATGATATTAAACGCTTTGAGGAAATTGAGGGTTGGATAAATGAATACCTGAATGATTACAACTTGTTCTTAGCAAAGGATGAATATATCCTTGAGTGTTATAAACATTTAACCCGTAAAGAAGTACAAGGTAGAGTTAAGATCCTGGAAGGATTTGTTGAGGATGTAGCGTCGTTTAAAGCCTCGAAGAAGGCCACACGAAAGGTAACAATCAAAAAGATTAAAGGTGCGGATAAACAGGTCGCTAAGCTTAAATACCAAAAACAGAATTCAGAATATAAATTGACTTCTATTAACCCATTGAAGGTACCTACTTCAATGCATATATACTTATTTAATACAAAGAATAAAGAATTAACTGTTCTACATTCTATGAGCCCAGATGGTATGACTGTGTCAGGTTCTACCATTAAGGGATTTGATCAAGCATCCTCTGTTAAAATTACATTGAGAAAACCAAATGATCTTATTCCAATCATTCTTAAAAAGAGTGTGAAACAAATTGATAAAGAGATAGATAAACTAACAACAAAACCTAAAAAAGCTAATGGAAGGGTAAACGAAAATATGGTAATATTACAATGCAAATAGAAGATATTAATAAGAAAAGTTTTAGTAGAATGGTTGAGGTATATGTTCGTACCCATAAAGGGTGTGATTATATGGAAGCCATTATTCAATTATGTGATGAAAATGAATTGGACTTAAGAGATGCTAAGAAGTTAGTATCAAAAGAACTAATCGAGCGAATTGAATATGAAGCAAGAGAGTTAAATATGCTTCATGGATCTAATTCATATACTTTACCGATTTAGGGGTTTACTTTTGGTGTGTTTTGTGTTATAATATAATATATGATGGATGGATATGATACCTTTACAATAGCTCACGCTATTAATATGCACTTTAATAGTAAATATGATGCTTTTAAATATCATTTTAAAACTAGAGTGAACCAAAAGACTTATTGGGGTAGACCTGATAAGTATCAATTAACAAAAATTGGAAAACGATTTAAAACTAAAGAAGAGGTAATGGGTTACTTCGCGGCTCATCAGTTAGCTGGCAACAAATGGTCAGGTGATATGATTAGAGATGAAGATGTATACACCGATTATCTTAAACGAATAGAAAGCTTATCTTATAACTTTAAGAAT